TGTTCGGTGGCTGTTCGGTGGCTGTTCGGTAGCTGTTCGAAGCTAACGCCGCTATAGTTGCTTAAATCTTGATATAATGCGTAGTTACGAACTGTAAAAAGTGTTCCCAGTCTTGTGACTGTAATTTCGAGCCTTTCTTCTCTTACTAGCTCGTCAATTTTTTCTTTTATCGTGCTTAGAGAGTAATATTTTTCGGCGTTGTTATCGTAGTAAAGTAAATCTTCTCGTAAATTTCTAAATGACCTTAGATATTGCCCTCTACCTATTTGGATGCCGCCTTTCATAACTCCATTTTCTGAAAAGACGGCATTTCCGACAATGTAGAAAAATAAACGGAATTTTATTACATCACTCCATATATCACTTTCGAATATTTCACGACTCATCTGAAACGCGCCTTTCATTTTTACACCTCTATTCCTCTATTCCTGTAGTTCTAAATCAAACAAATCTGCTTCTTGCGGTTGAACGCCTTGACTTAAATCTTTTTGTTCCAAGTCAATTATCTTCGTAAGAGCAACTAAATTCTGTGCGCTTAACTCGTCTGGTTTAACGTTAAATTTGGAATCAATTAGATCGCTTAAATAAGTTCTTTCTAAGTTGTAAGTTTCTAGTTTTTCTTTGATTATTTCCCATTGTGTTGCTTTCGCGTCTTCTTCTGTCACTTTGTTCTCTTCGTCTGTTTCTATTATTTTTTGAGTTGGCGTAATATCCTTGCGCTGACCTGAATTGTATTCTTGTTCAGTGTCAATTCCGTTATTTGGAATCATTTCATCTTCGCCGATTTCTACACCGTATTGCGTTTTAGCAGCACGTTTAATTAAATGTTTTTTAAACATGTCGTTGAAGTATTTCCCCCACATCGCTTTATTAGCTCCATTCTTCAAATGTTCAACTTCTACAACATCCATTACGACTACAAAATCCGGGAAATTTTCTTTACGAGCAATTGCGTATCCGCCAGTTACTTTTCCGCGCGGAAATCCAAATTCATGTTTTGTCACCGTCATTACTCCCTGATCATTTCTTCCGAATCTGATTTCATCTTTTTCATGAACAAGCTGCACATCAATTCCTTTATATCCTTCCGAACGCCGAGCGAGGTACTCTACGCCTTCTACTGAAATTTGGATATTCATTTGGTTGCCATACTTGATAAAGTAAACATGGTTCAAAAATGGATTCAAACCACTATTTTTACATACTTGAACAAACAGCTCGAACTCTTGAGTTGTTGAATTTTTAGCAATAGTTTGTTGCATTGTTCTTAGTTTTTCTTCGTCAAAATTAGCTACCTCGTAATTATTTTGCGTGCCAATTAATTCATTATTCATTTTCAGAAACTCCTTTTACCGTGAATTTTGTTTTCTTAACAGTTGCTGTAATTAATTGTCCTACTGGTTTTGGTAATTCGATAACAGATTCTGCATTATCAGCAAAGAGAGGAACAATAGTTTCAGCTTTTAGGCTTAAAGCGTTTGCAAACTCGATGCCTGCGATAATTTTTTCAGCAGTAGATAATTTGCTATAGGGCTTTTGTTGCCACTCCACTTCGAATGTTGGCTTTTCCGTGCCATTTTTCAGCACTTCATATAACTTAATCGTGATGTTTTCGAACAACCCATTCACTTTTTCAACCATCAAATCGCTTCTTTTCGCTTTAAATCTTTTTATAGCTTCAACGATTGATTGTGATTTATTTCGTTGTTTTCTGATTCGTTGTTGTTCAAGTTCTGACTCAGCAATTTGTTTTTTTAACTTTTCAACTTGTTCGACTGATTGAATATAACTACTTAACTCTAAAACTTTTACGTCTATTTCTTTGTATTTTTCACGATCAAAGTTTTTCTCTGGATTTTCTAATTTTGCTAAATGCTCTTTTGATGCTTCTAATTCTTCAACCATTATTTTTCCTGCTGTTACAAGTCTGTTATAATGTTCTTTTTGATGTTGAATTGCATGTTCGATGGAATCACCTTGTAAGGCTTGTCCACAATATTCACAGTTTTCTTCTATTTTTTGTTCTCGCACATTTAATGCTTCTTCTTTTTTTCTAAGAATCCTTTCTTTTAGCGCATTTATTTTTTGTTCCGCATCTGCATAATCAATTCGTAATTGCACATTTTTATCTTCTTTCGATTCAATTGCTGCTCTTTCTGCGATTAAAGCATCCTTTTGCTCTGTGATCTCTTGGATATCTATGTTTACTTCGCTAGCATTTGACAGTTGTTCTTTAAGGGTCAATACTCGTTCAGAAGCACGCTCATACTGTTTATCAGAGTTTTTGAATGTTTCTCTACTCACTGCTTCTAAATCGTCTAAAAGATGCTTATTAAGCTCTGTAGAAAGAAGTGTTCTATCAACCTCATTCATTTCTTCTAAAACTTCTTTTTCACCTGATTCAGTCACATAAGAAAGTAATTGCTCTCGTTGTGTTTGCCAATGTTGTGAAAAGAAATAACCGGGACTATATAGTGAAAAAAATAAATTTTTTTCAAATAAAGAGTCAATCATATCAGCGAATTCAGTTGCTTTTCGAGGAACTTCATTAATTGCATATTTAGCCGTTTTCTTTTGCTTTTTAGTTAATAACAAATCCTTTCCATCTGCGTTTATTAATAGTGAAACATGCACCTCTTCTTCTGTTCCGAGCGGCTGTGGTTCAATCTTTGTTCCTAACAAATCTGTGCCATAAAGAAGCCATGTTACTGCTTCGCCGATGCTTGTTTTACCGAAGCCGTTTTTGCCACTAATTTGTGTTACTTGTTCATAGTCCACTACTAAATTTTTATGATTCTTGAAATTTTCTAAAGTAAGTTGTTTAAATACGACTTTCATATATGATACCTCCATTGATTTTTTAATGGATTTGAGTTATAGTTTTTTTAGGTAATATCTCAAACCCTTTAAGCGCGCACTGCTATGCGTGCTTTTTTAATGTCTGAAATCGTCGTTCCAAAGATCATCAACAACCATCGGATTTTCCACCATTTCCGTCATTTCTTTTCAACTCCTTTCAACCAGTAGCCTGTTATCATTGACATTAGCGACACGAAAAACAATATAATAAATAAATCCATCAGCGTGTTACCTCCTCATACCCTTTTAGTTTTAGCTCTTCGATATAGTCCGTCATCTTCTCGCAACCTCCTAAAGTAAAAATATTGAAACGATGTAATATATATTGAGTAACAACAACGCGCCTGCAATTATTACTAGAACGCTGAATAAAATTTGATTCTTCATCTTTTGACCTTCATTCTGAAAATTTCTATCCAATTTTCTTTTACAAATTCTTGCATCCGCTCTGGCTCAATGTACCATTGCTTTCCTTTGCCATCCGCATATACTACAAACCCTCCTTTCGTAATATCTAATTGATCTACAAAACGTGGATTATTAAGAATACAATCTCTAGCAAACGATTTTTCTAACCCTGTTTCTTTAGCAAATTCTTCTAGTCCCCACACTAAAGCCATTTTTATCACTCCTTTACTAATCCGGATTTTAAATAGTATTTATCCCGACTTTCTAAAATTTGCTGTAAATTAATGTTGAATGTTTTCGCTATACTTGTGTTAAGTGTTAAAGCTGTTGCAATTACATCAGCTATTTCAGTGATAGCTTGTTTTGCTGCTTCTCGTTGTAGCATGTCACCTTTTTTAAAACTGAACGTCATCGTTTCTAACCCCTTTTTTAGAGCGTTTATCGCTTCTTCTGCTTCTGACTCGAATCGATAAGTTAAAGAAGCGTGGTGGCTGTCTAAGCCGTCAAATAAGGGCGGTATCATTCCGTTTGTAAATTTGTGTGCGAATAAATAGGTACTTTCTGGTTCGTTGTAGCTGTCAATTAACTGTCCTGCTTGTTCAATTGATACTGTTCGTTTGCCTTTTGTCTGATTACTAATTAAAGCTGGTGTTACATAGCTGTCTATTGCTAGTTCTTTTTGCGTACGAGTTTCTGCTAAAACTTGCATCGCTTGACTTGCTGTTACTGATTTTTGAAACACAATATCTCAATCCCTCTTTTGTTTATTTTTTTGTGACTAATTAACTAATTATTGTTATATACTGTTGTTAGTCGCTCCCCAGTGACTATAAGTTGTCTGCAAGCACCGTTGTGGTAGGCGGTGCTTAGCTTGTAAGAGCTTGTTCTAAAAACTTATTTATAAAGTAAAGTTGTCCTTTACCAGTCACTTTTGCTGTAATTGCTGTTTGCGCTCCGCTTGACCTTATAATCGCTGTTTCTTTAATCTTAAACAGCCCTAACTCCATACTCTTTTGTGTTGGTCGATTATAATCTGTCCCTTTCCTCGAGATGAGATATCCTTGTTGACGTAGCCACTCAAACAGTCGTTTCTCCCCAATATCAATACCATTTTGTTGTATTAACTTGGCTAAATCTCTAATTAAAATGGTTCCTCTTGTATCGCTTACAGCATCTGCAAACAATACTTTTGGTTTTTGCTCCTCAAGTTGCTTTAATACCTCTTGCTTCTCCTGTTGTTCCTCAATCCATTTTTTGGCCCTAGCGACTGGGTCGTCTATCATGTATGAAAATGTTGGATATTCAGTTGCTAATTCCCTCGCTTGTTTTTCTACTTCAATAAAATATTTTCTGATTGCTCGACCTTGTTCTGTATTTTCAACCATTGCTAATTCTTTTCCAGAATCAAGAGTAAAGATATAATCTATTGATGTAGTACCACCAATTGCTCGTTTCTCATTTTTGAGAATTGGGAAATTTGTATATCGTCTGTTCGTTAAATATATCTGTTGTTTTTTTATCGCTAATAATATATTCTTTAAACTTTTCACTGATTATCATTTTTCATCCTCCTGTTTTGGTTACTCTCCAATCTGCTATAATTAGTTTGATTGGAGGTGATATTATGGCTTATAGCGAAAAAATTGCTGACGATATTAGAAAACTTTATGCTGCTTCTCCTCTCGGTATCTCCGAATATACTTTAGAACAGTATAGTCAGCAGGATGTCTCAGATACGGTTAATGCAATGCATGCAATTGATCAAGAAAAAATTCAAGAAACGGAAATTGATTACACAGGAACCGCTCGAATTACTTTTAACAAATAAACTACATATCCGCTGTTATTAGTATCTAGCGGCGGATAAATTTCTTCTAAGCCTTTTCTCAAACTTTTTCGTGACTTTTCGTTACAACTCTATCAAAAAAAATTTCATCTACCTTTCTATTGTATAACTTTGCAATATTAAACATCAGTGTTAAGGACGGATTTCTAGATCCATCTTCTATATATCCAAGATGTTGTGGCGTTATCCCCAAAGACCTTGCTACACTTGCTTTACTTCTCTCTCCCCTTAGTTCTTTAAGGTTATTACTCATAAAATGCTCACCCTCTTTCGTAACTTTATGTTACTTTATATATATTAATATACACGTAACTTTACGTTACGTCAAGAGATAATTGTAACTTTTTTTTACATATTGAGATTTTAATTGAACGTAACACAAAGTTACTATATCATTGTGAGTACAGGAGGCGATTATATGTTCGGTGAAAGATTACGTTCATTACGCGAAAACAAAAATCTAACTCAGCAAAAAGTAGCTGATGATTTGAATATAAAAAGAGAAAATCTTTCTAATTATGAAAGAAATAAAAGAGAACCCGATTACGAAATGCTGAAAAAACTAGCTGAATATTACGGAGTATCACGCTCATATATATTAGGTGAAACAGATAAAAAACATTATTGGGAATTGAATGACGAGGACGAACGAAGTATTCAAAAAGATCTTCAAAAAATGATTGACGATCTGTCTAATTCAGACGCCTTTGCTTACTCGAAAGAAGATGGAGAAATGGATGAAAATACAAAAAAACTATTAATTATGTCTCTTGAAAATTCGTTAAGGATTGCAAAAGAAGAATCTAAGAAACGATTTACTCCTAAAAAATATCGAAAATAAATTAGGTGGGATAGTATGGAGATGAGTGAATTTATACAGCAACAGATACAAAAGCTTGTTAATATTCATGAAACAAGAAATCCGTTTTTAATTGCGAAAGAAAAAGATATTCTTATATTAAAAGAAGACTTAGGTGAAGTTTACGGTTATTATAATAAAGTAAACAGAATTAAAATGATTCACTTAAATAATCGCTTTCCAGAAGAACGACAATTATTTACTTGCGCTCATGAACTCTGTCACGCTCTTATACATCACGATGAAAACACCCCACAGCTATCCAAACAAACGATTGTATCAGAGTGGAAAGTTGAGAAAGAAGCCAATTACTTTGCAACACAATTACTAATAGATGAGAGTCATTTAGAGCACTATATTGATACTATAGATAAAATAATTAGTTTTTACGGTTTGCCAGAAGAAATGAAAAAATATTTATAAGGGAGAATGAAAATGAAGAAAATACTTTTCTGTTTGACTTTATTAGTGGTTTCATTTGGATTGGTTTCATGCAGTGAAGCAAATGAAGAAAAAGAATATAGCTATGCTGGAGTAACTATTGATAAAAAGGATTTCGATAATATTCAAGAATACGAAGAAGAAGCGCGTAGTCTGTACACAACGATTACAACATTTAATCCTGCAAAAGATGGAAATGAAGTAATAAATGATATTGTTGAAAATGGAAATAAGTTAAAAACGACTATTAACAAAGATTTAAACCAAAAAGAGAAAAAAGAAAATGTGCAAAGCGTATTGCTGTATGAAAATGTGTCTATAATAGGCATTCCAAAAAATGCAATCAAATATTCTCGTGAAATTACCGATACTGAAATGGTGCTAATAAATCAAAATTTTAAAGCATTAAATGATATTGAAGCTAATAAAATAACAACGGATAAAAAAAGTAGTGAAAAAATTGTTAATGAGCTAAATGATAATATAGGAATTGAAGTAAACTAAAGAGAGCCCCCGGGCTTTTCTTTTTACCGAAAAAAGAACGTATGTACGAAAGGATGTACTAGTATGGCTAATATTATAAAAACTGAAACAGGTTGGAAATATCGTGTTTCATATAAAGATTCTGGAAAGTATAAAGTAAAGAGTAAAAGCGGATTTCCTACAAAAAAACAAGCTTTATTAGCAGCTTCTGAAATGGAAGAAAAATTACATAGAGGAGTAGATATAAACGCTGGCGAAGTAAATTTTGTTGAGGCTTTCAAAGAGTGGTATACAACTTTTCGAAAACAAAAAAAATCAATAGAAAATGATAAGCATTATGATTATGCAATAAAATTCTGCGAAAAGCATTTTGCTGGATTAAAAATAAATGATATTAGTAGAACAACCTATCAAAAAGCTATTAATGAATTTGCGAAAACACATGCGAAGGAAACTACAAGAAAACGTCACGTTTATGTTAGGTCATTTATTCGAGAAATGGTTTATGAGGGCGTGATTTTACGAGATCCGACAGCTCATGTTATTATTCCAGACGATGAAACGACGTATAAAGATTTAAAATCTCTATCAGAGGTACAAGTAAAAAAATTAGTAAAAGAATTAAATAATCATTTCAACCCTATCCACTCTTCAATATCAGTTATTTTATTTGCAATAGCTTCTGGAGCAAGATTTTCTGAAATAATTGGATTGACCTGGGATTGTATCGATTTTGTGCAAAAAACTATAAAAATAAATAAAACTTGGGACTATAAAAATACAAATGCCTTTAGTAACACAAAAAACTATTCTTCTAATAGAATTATCACTATTGATGATCGTACGCTTGCTATGTTAAATAAAATCAAAGTTTATCAATCAGCTGAGAAATTAAAGGACTCATCATTTAATAAAAACAAGTTGGTTTTTATTAATACTAACAATGTCCCGCCTTCCAACAACGCTATTAACAAATCATTAAAGCGCTACTGTATAAAGTTAGGTATCAATAATGATATTAGTGTTCATGGATTACGCCACACACATGCTACACTCCTTTTGTATAATGATTGTAATATAAAATATCTATCTAAAAGATTAGGGCATAACACAATAGTAACGACGTTAGAAACTTACTCTCATGTAATTGATGAAATGGAGCAAAAAGAATCTTATAAAGTAAATGAGTTAATGAATAAAATTAATGAAATTTAAAACTTTTTGTACTTTATTTGAACTTCATGAAAACAAAAAGCGCTATAAACATTGTATTTCCAACGTTTATAGCGCTTTATTTTACGTCCTGAGAGGG